AGAAAGAAAGTAAAAAAATTATTACCTGCTTTCTTTGAGAGATTTCCTACTGCAGAAGAACTATTAGAATCTGATAGAGAAACTATTGCGTCTATGCTAGAGGGTCTTGGTCTTAAACATGTCAGAGCAAATAGGATATGGAGAATGTCACAAGACTACTTGACATGGGACGGAAAAGATGCTACAGAGTTATATGGTATAGGCAAATATGGAAGTGATAGTTATGAGATATTCTATAAAAATAATATACCAGACAACGTACAAGACACAGAACTAAAAAGATATATAAGGGAGGAACTATGAAACAATATACATTCATAAGAACTGGTGGAGATAAGAAACATATCGAAGCTATGAGTTTAAAGAAAGCCATAAAAAAATATGATGGCAAACCAGAAGATCATGACAACAATGTTTTGATTGTATGGACAAGTAAAAAAGGTACAATGAGTAATCAGATGCTTAGATTACCATATGTATCTAGAAAAGAAAGAAAGGGTAAACTATGAGTTACGCAGATGATATAAAAAAAATTTTAGAAAATCACTACGAGTGGTGTAAAGTAAATGGTAGAGACACATCATGGTATGGTGAATATAAACGAGTAAGCACAAGAAAAAAGGTAGATAAATGTTTGAATGGAAACATCCAAAATATTACAAAGAAATAAGAAAAAATAATTTGACAAAAGAAAACTTTTCTGATAAGGGGGAAGAAGATGAAAAAATACAAAGTAAGATTAACAGGACTAGGGATAGAAGCAGTAGCGATAATCCCATTCGACAACGAACCAACAATAGAAAAAGTAGAAAATAACGTAGCTTATTATCTAAATAATAATTTGATGAAAGTTGAAGCAAATGATTTTTATTCAGTTGATAGGTACTTAATAACATACGAGGAAGTGCAGGTTGAATTATAGGCAACAGCTAGAAGTTATAAAAGGTTTAAGCATATCGTCTGAGACTCAGACAAGAATGGATTGTCCATTCTGTAATGGTAGGAATACTCTGTCTATTGATACAACTGAAAATAAAATAGGTTGGTATTGTTTTCATTCAGCGTGTAACGCAAAAGGTAAACATCAAGGAGAAAAGAATATGCATTATGTAGACAGAGTATTTCATGGCAATCAAACATTACACATAGAAGATACAGAATTTAAAATACCAGATAGTTTTCAATCAATATATTCAAACGAAAAAGCAATGCGTTGGCTATCCAATAATAATTGTTGGGAGTCTTGGTCTTGGGGTCGAGCAGATTTTAAGTATGACGTAAAACAAAATAGAGTTGTGTTCTTAGTTAAGAATAGAATATCACATAAGATAGTCGGTGCAGTAGGTAGATCATTAAATAAAAATGATTTTCCTAAATGGTTTATGTATGGTAATAAAGATGTACCATTTAAATGTGGTGAGTGTAGCGATGCAGTAATCGTAGAGGATTGCCCATCAGCTTGTGCAGTATCAAATATACTAACAGGTATAGCAATCATGGGTACTAAATTAAAATCAGTACAGAAGTCACACTTAAAACCATATAAAAATTTATATATATGTTTAGATAGAGATGCTACAACAAAAGCATATGACATGGCAAAAGATTTAAGATCATCTGGATTTGAGAATGTAATAGTAAAACCTTTAGAAGATGACTTAAAGTATTTTAACACAGAACAAGTAAGGGAGATATTTTATGGCACTAAATCTTGATAGAGGTTCAAATGATCTTGAGGAGATTATAGATAAACAAAAAAAGATAATTGATTATCTAAAGAAACAAACTAGGAAATGTGATAATAAGTTTACAACATTTGCTAAGTATAGATCAGAAGAAATTATGGCTCTTTATGCAGAAGTAAAGAGATTAAAAAATGAAAATGAGGATATGAGATTAAGTAAAATTAAATTACAATTTGAGATAGATAGATTGAAAGAGGGAGGCAAATGATAGAAAAACAAATGATTAGGCTTATGCTTAATAAAAAATTTTATACACACTACAAAGGAACATTATCACCTACAGTATTTTCTGGAGATGTGAGTTCTCTGTATGATACAATACAAAAAGCACATGATAAATATGAAGAGGATATAAAGATTGATGAGTTATATTCTTTGCATACTACAATATTTAATCCTGCATTGACCCGTGCTGCGAAAGAAAAGTTTAGTGAATTAGTTGAAGACATCAAGGAAGTACAAGAACCTAGTAAGGAGATAGCAAGAGATATCATGCGTATACTATCTGATAGAGATCTTGCACAGAGGATAGCAGTAGAGTCTACCGAAATATTTAATGGTAAGGAAGCAAACTTTAATGAGATAACAACCATGATAGAAAAACATAAGCATGGTATCGATGAGGAAAAAGTTCCTGCAGTTACTCATAACATAAATGATGTGCTAACTTCTTTAGCAACAACATCTAGATGGAAATTTAATATACCTATTATGAAAGAGAATGTTGGTGGTATAGGTGGTGGCAATCTTATGATTGCATTTGCTAGACCAGAGACAGGTAAGACTGCGTTCTGGGTTAGTTTATGTGCAGGACCAAATGGTTTTGCAGAACAAGGTGCAAAGATACACGCATTTATAAATGAAGAACCTGCTGTTCGTACACAGATGAGAGCTATATCTTGTTACACTGGTATGACTAGAGAACAAATAGTAGATGATTTAGATACAGCACAATCTTATTGGAATGAAATAAAAGATAATATATCTATGTTTGATACAGTCGATTGGTCAATGGATGATATAGATGCACACTGTGAAAAACATAAACCAGATATTATTGTTATAGATCAGCTAGATAAAATAAATGTTACAGGAACATATGCAAGAACAGATGAGAAGTTAAGGCAGATATACACAGCAACAAGAGAGATTGCAAAGAGAAGAGACTGTGCAGTGATAGCTATATCTCAAGCATCTGCTGATGCACACAATAGAAACAGTATTTCATTTGACCAAATGGAAAACTCTAAGACTGGTAAAGCTGCCGAAGCTGATTTGATTATTGGTATAGGTAGAAATGCAAACAGTGATTTAGAAAATAAAATAAGAACATTATGTATAAGTAAAAATAAAATAAATGGTTATCATGGTGAACCCGTGTGTACCATTAGAAGGGAAATAAGTAGGTACGAGGTATGAGTCCATTAGATAAGTTATTAAATTTAGTTATAGCATTTAGTATAATTTTTGTTTTAGTATATGCTTGTTATCAAACATTACAATTGCAAGACATGTGGGATATGCTCATTGGATATCAAAACATATTAGCAGAACAACAAAAAGAATTAAGACATTTAAAAATATTAATTATAGCTATGAAAGGAACATCTGTATGATAACAACAGTAGACGTAGAAACATCTTGGCAAAAAAATGAGAATGGTGGGTATGACCCATCACCTTTTCATCCAGATAATATATTAGTTAGTGTAGGTATTAACGATGAATATTATTTTACAAATCACAGTGAGAGAATAGATAGAGGCTGTGCTGTTAAGATACAGGATACTCTAAATAAAACAACTTTACTTGTAGGTCACAATATTAAATTTGATTTAATGTGGTTGCTTGAGGCAGGATTTAAATACAGAGGTAGGGTGTATGATACTATGCTTGGTGAATATATTTTAAACAGAGGTGTTAGAAAAAGTTTAACGCTTGAGATGTGTTGCCGTAGAAGAAAGATAGGATCTAAAGATAGTAGTGTAAAAGAATATATGGATAGAGGTGTGTCGTTTGAAAACATACCAAAAGATATTGTAGAAGAATATGGTAGAATAGATGTACAGATAACTAGAAGTTTATTTGATTCTCAGATGGCTGATTTAAGATCAGAAAATAATAAGGGTTTACTTATGACAGTTAAGATGATGAATGAGTTTTTAGTTGTGCTAACTGACATGGAACGTAACGGAATCAATGTAGACTTAAATGAATTAGATAGAGTTGAGAAAGAATTTAGAGCAGAGTTTGCATATCTAAAACAAAAGATAGATAAGATTGTATATAGGCAGATGGGTGATACAAAAATTAATCTATCTAGTCCAGAACAATTAGCTTGGTTGATTTACTCTATGAAACCAAAAGATAAAAAACAATGGGCTAAGATATTTAATGTTGGTATAGATAAAAGTACAGGTAAGAGTAAGAGAAGACCTAATTATTCTAGACAACAATTTAGAAATTTAGTTGCAGATAATACAGATGTAATATACAGAACTGTGGCTGAACAATGTATAGGTTGTCATGGTAAGGGTGTTATTAAAAGAATAAAAAAAGATGGTAGCCCATTTAAAAATTATACTAAATGTTCTGACTGTGATGGTGAGGGATATATCTATACACCAATGGCAAAGGTTGCAGGATTTAGACAAAGACCTAGAAGTGTATATGATATTGCAGAGTCTGGATTTAGAACTGATAGAATTACTTTGAGTAAGATAGCATCAGAAGCAGAGGGTGAGTTCAAAGAATTTATAGATGCAATCGTAAGACATAATGCAGTGGATACATACCTAAATACATTTGTAGAAGGATTAAAAAACTTTACAAACGAAAAAGGTTTCTTACATCCTAAATTTATGCAGGCAATAACTGCAACTGGTAGGTTATCAAGTCGTGATCCTAACTTTCAAAACCAACCTAGGGGTAGAACATTCCCTATTCGTAAGGTTGTTACATCTAGATTTGAAGGGGGCAAGATACTAGAGATAGATTTTGCACAACTAGAATTTAGAACTGCGGTATATCTTGCACAAGATAAGCAAGGTATGGAGGATATAAAAAATAAAATAGATGTACATCAATACACTGCTGATATTATAGGAGTATCAAGACAGGATGCAAAAGCACATACATTTAAACCTTTGTATGGTGGTGTAACTGGCACTGAGGATGAGAAAAGATACTATACTAAATTCTTAGAGAAGTATAAAGATATAAAAAAATGGCATGAAAAATTACAGAGTGAAGCCATAAGATACAAGAGAATTAAACTACCAACTGGTAGGGAGTATGCTTTTCCATATGCAGAGAGAACACCTTGGGGTGGATCTACTTATGGTACTCAGATAAAAAATTATCCTGTACAAGGTTTTGCAACAGCAGATATTGTACCAATGGCATGTATAAATATATATAAAATTATGCAAGAGAAAGGTGTAAAGAGTTTACTTGTAAACACAGTTCATGATTCTATCGTGGCAGATGTTTATCCTGGAGAAGAAGATGTGATGAGTGAAATATTTAAGCAGGGCACATCAGATGTAATACCATCCCTCAAAACGTATTACAATATTAACTTTAACGTACCCTTAGATACCGAGTCAAAGATAGGTATTAACTGGTTACAAATGGAGGACATAAAATGAGTAAGGACATAGATGCATTGGATAGCTTAGATGAGTATTCTGATGAGGAGTATTCTGCATATTTAGAATACACACAACTAAAGGACCAATGTGTAATAGAGCCTACAACATTGTATATAAATGACAAGCATGAGTTTTTGTCAGAGTGGACATACTTTGCAAATGCTGATGATCTAGAGGTAAAAATAATAAATGGAGATACAATAATATGTTAGAAAAAATATTGTTTATAATGTCTATAATATACGTTTCTTATTTAATAATTAAAATACTTTATAATGCGTCAAAATAACCAATGGTATTTTTTTATAAATATGATATACACAAAAACTAAAATAAGGAGGACGAATGTCTGATAATAATATAATAGTAAAAGGAATGTCTAATGAGCAGATAATGCAAGCCATAGGACAGGATGATGGGTCTAGCATGGGTGTTAATATACCTAGATTAGCTATAAATCGTAGCCCAGAAGATGATGATGGTAATCAATTACCAGTAGGTCATTTTTATACATACGATTCAAGTACAGGCCAAAACGTATATTCAAAACCTGTAACACTAAGACCATTTATAAGTGCTATGCAATACATGCATTATGATGCTGTCAAAAGTGAGTATGTAAACAGATCTATAATCTTTAAAAGTTGGAGAGAAGAAGCTATAGATATCTTAGGTGGTACTAAATGTGGTAAGATACCATTTAAAGAAAGATCAAATTTAACTCCAGAACAATTAGAAGAGCAAAGAACTATTAGATGCTATAAGTTAGTGTATGGTTTATTAAGTTTTGATAAAGGTGTTACTGCTAAAGGTGAAACTACATCTGTAAAAAATCTACCTGTGTTATATAGAGTTACAGGTACAGCTTTTTCACCAGTTACTTCTGCTTTAGATCTTCTTAACAAAAGAAAGAAACTTATGTTTAATTGTACTATGTCTTTAAATACTAAGAGACAAAAGAAAGGTGGTAATGTTTATTATACTCCAGATATAATGGTAAACTCAGATGCTAATCTACAATTATCAGATGATAATATGGAGACAATAAAGCTGTTTCAAGAATCTATTGATGTTGAGAATAAAGAAGTCATAGATCTATACAATTCAGCTAAATCTAAATCTTCTAATTCTAACGATACTATTGATGCTAAAGTTGTCAAAGAGTTAGACCCAGAAGAAGTATTATCAGCATAACAAATTAACTACTAGGTATTAAATGGAATTAAAAAATATAATCAAGTCAGACTTTAAACATAGCTTTAGTTCTATTAATAAGTTTAAACATAATCCTAGTGAATGGCTTGTTCACTATGGATTAGGTTTGAGAGTATCTAGTAGTCCAGCGATGGTTAGAGGTAATCTTGCAGAGTTTGGTGCTTATTATAAAATAAAAAGAGGTATGTCTCAGAAAGACGATAGTCATTTTGAGAAGTTGTTGACTCACAGATTTAAGAAAAATAATTTTTTTAATGCAGAAGAGGAGTTGTATAATTCAATAAACATAGCTAAGAAGTTTGAAGAGAAATTATATGAAAGACAACTAAGAGATATAATTAGTTATCAAAAAGAAATGATAGAAAATATTGAAGGACTTAAACATCCAGTTAGATTGTTTACTGACTTTGAATATGAAAATCTAATAGTTGATTTAAAATCAACACTAAGGTTACCTACTAAACCAAAGATAGATCATCTGAGACAACAGGCTTTGTATTCTGTGTTACATGATAAACCAATATCTTTATTGTATTGCTCACCTAAAAAAACATTATGGTATGATCTTACAAAACAAGATGTAAAAAGTGGATACAAAGAATTAGTTAGAGATTTTAAATCTTTAGAAAATTATATTGATATGTGTGATAATGATATAGAAAAAGCTATAAGAATAACACCTTTAAATACTGATCCTAGTCCTTTCTATTGGGATAATAATATTAAAAAGGCAGCTATAAAGGTATGGGAAAATATAAATAAATGATAAAACAAAATTATAGATTTCCTTTTACGAGGAGACAGAAGAGTTCAATGGTGACTAGTTTGAGGGGTCTAGTCATCATTGACTCTAGGTTATGCACTTATACTTTGTAATATTTAAAAAGAAAAAAGATAATGAATATAGATTATTTTCTAACACGATTTTTGATAAAGAAAAATCTGCAGAGTACTTTGGTAAGAAAAGTATGAAAAGAGGTTATGAACATAAAGTAATAGAATACAATAACGAAAATATTGATAGGTATTGGAATGGCAAATAAAAAAGATAAACTTAGTGTAATTAATTCTGTTAAAGTTATTATTACCCCATGGCAAAAAGGATTTACTTGTGGTATAATTATGGATAGTCAATCCAGAATGACAACAGAAGAATATGAATTATGTTCTACTATAGCTAGAGGCATGATAAAGATGGCAACTACCGACCCCCATTCTACGTTTTTATGGGGTCTTCGTGGATTTGCTGATGATAAAAAAAGGAATGATAAGACTATGACAATTAGTTCTGTTGCAGAGTTTGATGACGATTCTAATGTTGTAGATTTCTTGGAGTTCTTAAAACAAAAACGTGATAAGGAGTTAAACTAGTGGCAACACATTTAGTTATGGGTGACCCTCATTGCACACCCAAAGCAAGCAATGAAAGATTTTTATGGGCAGGTAAATTTGCACATGATCTAAAGCCGAATACTATAATATGCATGGGAGACTTTGCTAGTATGGATTCACTATCTAGTTATGATAAAGGCAAAAAATCATTTGAAGGTAGAAGATATAAAAAAGATATAGACCATGCCCATGATGCATTGGAAAAATTTAACAAAGGTCTTGATGGAAGACGGCTAAG